GAAAACACAATTGATAAAACAACTAATCTAACAAAGGATGTTAACCTTGCAAACTCATCGACAACTTGGAGTGAACCCGATAGTGCCTATAAGACGACCTATCCTTACAACAGAGTATTTAAATCAGAGACAGGTCATGTCAAAGAATACGATGACACAGAGGGTGAGGAAAGAATACATGAATACCATAAGGCTGGAACATTCTACGAAATCGACAAAGACGGAAACAAAACTACTCGAATTGTCAAAGACAATTATGAGATTATTGCTGGTACCAATTATGTTAATGTTAAAGGTGATGTTAATCTTACTGTTGATTCCAACTGCAATACATATGTCAAAGGAAATTGGAACATACAAGTCGATGGCAACAAGATCGAAAACATCAAAGGAACATCAACAGAAACAGTAGATGGTGTCGCAACGAAAACATTCAAAGGTACTGGTTCTGAAGTAACTGCAAAAAATTCATCTGGCACAGATATTAAACTCACAGGTCACACACATACTGACCCAGCTGGAGTTGCTGGAAGTGAAACATCTACACCTAATTAATAAAATATATCTTACTATCCGTATAAATAAATGATAGTAGGAGTTTTCAATGGCACATGCAAGTACAGTCGGTGGCAGAATAGGCACAGACGCACAACAACAAAACGATTCTAATAGATCGACTAAGAAATATAGTGATCTAGATTTGTTCTTTGGTAAGAATGCAATAGGATTTGATGTTAATAAAGTGACTGATATTCAGGCAGTTAAGAGATCAGTTCGTAATCTTGTTTTACTTAATCAATATGAGAAACCCTTTCAACCTCAAATTTATGCTGGGGTTAGAGAAATGCTATTTGAAAATATGACTCAAGTCACAGCGATTGTTATCGCTAGAAAGATTGAAGATGTCATTAATAACTTTGAACCTAGAGTTAGATTAAACTCTGTAAAGTGTTATCCTAACTATGACAAAAATGCTTATGATGTAACTGTGGGATTTTATGTAGTAAACACACCAACTGAATTAGTTGAGTTAGATGTAATGTTAGAGAGATTAAGATAGATGGCAACAACAGTAAATAAAAAAAGACTTAGAGTTACAGAATTAGATTTCGATGAAATCAAAGAAAATTTAAAACTATTTTTAAAAGCGCAAGAAGAATTTAAAGACTACGACTTCGATGGTTCAGGTATGAACATCTTGTTAGATACTCTTGCTTACAATACACACTATCTAGGATACAATGCTAATATGTTAGCGAATGAAATGTTTTTAGATAGTGCATCATTAAGATCATCTATTGTATCACACGCAAAACAATTAGGATACGAAGTACAATCAGCAAGAGCTGCAAAAGCAATATTAAGTATTTCAGTTAAAACAAGTGCAGCCACATTAACAATGTCAGCTGGAACAAAGTTCTCAACTACACTAGATGGTGACACATATAACTTTGTCACTACTACTGATATAACTAAACCTAAGTTTGGTAACTCAGTTAACTTTGATTCAGTAGAAGTTTTTGAAGGTACGTTTATTGAAACAAGATATACAGTTGACACATCTGATTTAGAACAAAGATTTATTTTAAGAGATAACAGAGCAGATACTTCTACACTTACGGTTAAGGTAATTAATTCTGCAACTGATAGCACAACTACAACTTATACAAAAGCAACAGACATAACTCAACTAGCAAATAACTCTACCGTTTATTTTTTACAAGAAGTTGAAGGTGGAAAATTTGAAGTTTACTTTGGCGATGGTGTTGTTTCTAAAGCTGTCGAAGACGGAAACATTGTTTCACTATCTTATGTTGTGACTAACAAGTCAGAAGCCAATGGGGCTAGTAGTTTTACAGCACCAAGTACAATTGGTGGACAAACAGATATTACACTTACAACAATCCTAAGAGCAACAGGTGGTGCAGAACCAGAGTCATTAAAATCAATTAAATTGAATGCACCTTTAAATTATGCAGCTCAAGGAAGAGCAGTAACAACATCTGATTACGAAACTTTTGTTAGACAACTCTTTCCAAACACACAAGCAGTTTCAGTCTTTGGTGGAGAAGAAGGTTCTTTCGACCCATCAACAGGGGTATCATCTACACCAGAATATGGTAAAGTTTTTATCTCAGTAAAATCAACAACAGGTGCAAACTTAACTTCTACTCAAAAGACACAATTAGTAAATGATTTAAAACCATATACTATTGCATCTATCACACCTGAGATTGTTGACCCAGAGACTACATTTATTAGATTAAACTCTCAAGTTAAATTTGATTCAAGTGCAACAACAGATAATGCAGACGCAATTGTAACCGATATCACAACTGCATTAACAAATTATAATACAGAAACACTACAAACATTTAATTCACAGTACAGAGCTTCAGCAGTTTCTAGATTACTTGATGAATCAAATCCAGCAATATTAAATAACACAACAACAGTTAAGTTATCAAAATTCTTTACACCATCTTTAGGTTCAACAACATCGTACAATCAATCATTTAACAATGCGTTACTAAACCCAGAGAGTGGTTATCTTGCAGCCACTGGTGGTATTCTTACATCATCTGGTTTCAAAGTTGGAACAGACACAACATCGGAGTTCTTTTTTGATGATGATGGTGAAGGTAATATAAGAAGATATTCTTTAGTAGGAACAACAAGATCATATGCTGACTCACAAGCAGGAACAATTGACTATACTTCTGGTGTAATTAAAATTAATAATATTAATATTACTGCAATATCAAATGTTGATGATGCAACTTCCACACAGATTAGATTAGTGGTAACACCAAACTCTAATGACATTGTGCCTGTTAGAAACCAAATACTAGAATTAGATTTAACAAACACAACAATTACTGCCACAGCAGATACGGAAGCTTCGTCTGGTAGCACATTCTCTACTTCAGGTAGTGGGTCAACTGCAACAACAACTGTATCGACTTCTGGTGGTGGTTCAAGCTACTAGAAACGATGAAAGACCAACCAACTTTAAAAAATAAACTTTCGCCCCTTATTAAAGGTCAACTGGCTGACTTCATTCAGTCGGATCACCAGGTCTATGCTTCTTTTGTTAGAGACTTCTATAAGTTTCTAGAGAGTGCTAAGATTACATATACAGCAACAACAAATTATTTAATTCAAGAACCAGAAACTAAAGCATATGTTCTTTCAGAGAATGGAGTTTTAGGAGCGCCAGAAGATAGAATGGTGTTAGAAGATTCTGTTGAGTTTGCAACAGGTGAAATAGTTAAAGGTCAAACATCTGGTGCAGAGGCAACTGTGGTTGTTGAAGATGTTAGAGGTTCAGCATTATACATTTCTGCTAACCAAAGATTTGAAATCGGTGAAACAATTAAAGGTTTAACTTCTGGTGCAGAAACAGAATTAGTCACATACAAAGCAAACCCTGTACAGAATGTACAACAACTTTTAGAATATGCTGATATTGATAATACAATACTTCAATACTTTGATCAGTTCAGAGAATCATTTCTAAAAGTTATTCCAAATACTTTGGCATCTGAAGTATCTAAAAGAAAATTAATTAAATCAATTAAAGATTTGTATTCAGCAAAAGGAACATCTGAAGGTCACAAAATCTTTATGCGTTTATTATTAAATGAAAGTGCTAACATATTCTATCCAAATGAAAATATGTTAAAAGTTTCAAATGGTAATTGGAAACAAAAAGATAGAATTAGATGTGTATCAGATGGTCTTGGTGCATCTTCAGAAATGCTTAATCAAGTTATCACAGGATTAACTTCTGGTGCAACAGCTGTTGTTGATGCAACTGCAACATTCCAACAAGGAATAAACTCAGTATCAGAATTAGAATTAGAAAATGTTAATGGTACATTTCAAAGTGGTGAACAAATTGAAGCAACATCAAATGAAACAGACACCAAAATTACATTTACAGTTAAGTCAGTAATCACAGGAACAAGTTTAGATAACGATGGTATTCTTCATTCACTTTCAGAAGCATTAGTTATTGACTCTGACAAAGGTAATGGATTTGCCGATGTGTTAGTTGATACAATTAAAGAAGGTTCTGTAAGTTCAGTTCATATTGAAACAGGTGGTAATGCATACGAGGTAGGTGACAAAGTAAACTTTACTGGTGGAACAGGTATTACTGCAGCCGCTGGATTTGTATCTGCTGTTGGTGGTGCATTCTTACTTGAAGACGGAACAGGTAATATACAAAGAGAAGTCGGAACGGTAAACACTGAAGTATCTTTTAATGTTGCATTAGAAAAAAAAGATTTATCAGACGGACCATATTATGTTTATGGTACTGCTGAGTACGGACAACTTGGTGCAGGTAAAGAAGGTTATTTCTATCCATTATATTTAACAGCCGCAGGTGCAGGTGGAACAAGTAATTCACATACACACACATTTTCAGAATACCC